GCTTTGAATGATGAGACGGAAGATAGGATATACTCATACTTTAAACCGAAAGCTCGTAAAGTACGAGATATAGTACTTAAATACAAAAAAAATGGTAAGCTATCAAAGTCCGGTTTAAACCATATTGATTGTATGTCACAAGTAGGTGGAGATCATACAACCATACGCTATGAGGACTTCAACTTAGGCTCTCCTAAACAAATTGTAGAGAGGATGAATGAATACGGGTGGACCCCTGTTGAATTTACTCCTAAAGGTTCTCCAAAAGTTAGTGATGCAAATTTTGCTACTCTTCCCAAAACTGCGCCAGAGGATGTTAAGAAACTTGTTGAGTGGAAGATGTTGGAGACACGTTGGAAGACTATTGATAGCTGGTTAGATTCGGCTGGAGATGATAATCGTGTACGTGGACGTGTATTCACTATGGGTGCTGTTACAGGCCGCATGACACACGCCGCTCCTAACATGGCGAATATTGTATCCTCAAATAAACTGTACGGGCGTGAGTCTCGTACGTGTTTCACTTCTCCAGATGATTATTTGCTTGTGGATACAGATGCGTCTGGCTTAGAATTGCGAATGTTGGCTCATTATATGGGTAATAAAGAGTTTACTACAGAGGTTATATCGGGAGATCCTCATACAGCCAATATGAAGGCGGCGGGTCTTTCTACGCGAAGCGAAGCGAAGACGTTCATATACGCATTCATGTACGGCGCGGGTACAGGGAAAATTGGCTCAATTGTGGGAGGTGGTGCGAAACGAGGAAGGGAGTTAAAGAAAACTTTCCTAGAGAATATGCCAGATTTGGAAAAATTACAAAATAAGGTGGTTGACAAAGTAGGTACGCTCGGATATATAAACGGATTAGATGGGAGGAGGTTGTATGTTCGTTATTCCCACGCGGCTCTTAACACGCTTCTACAGGGTGCAGGAGCTATCGTATGTAAGCAGTGGGCTGTGACAATCGATAAGTATATCAGAAGGAAGAAGTTAGATGCACACTTAGTGTGTAGTGTACACGATCAGTACGTATATGAAGTTCATAAGGATTATATTGACACATTTAAGAAAGTGTGTTATAAGTCCATAGCGGAGGCAGGAGAGGTATTAAATGTTAGGTGCCCCCTTACGTGTGAAGTTGGAGTAGGTAATACGTGGTTCGAAGCAGAACATTAATAAAATACAACAATACAATGAGTATGGAAAAAGGAAGTGATATTATGATTTTACGTGGAACAGCAATGTGGGCTTCTGTTTGTGATGGAAAACCGAACGATCTTTCTAAAAAGTATCAAGTGGATATTTGTAATCTTTCAAATGAAGATTCGGATAAGTTGAAAGAAGCAGGAATTGCCGTTAAGAACGGGGCGGATAAGGGTAACTTTGTTATAGCAAAGGGAGCATATCCACCAAAGGTGATGGATTCTTCAAAAATACCGTGGGATTTTGAACGAAAGGGTCTTATTGGTAATGGTTCTAGTATCAAAGTGTCGTGTAGACCATACAATTGGACTTTTAAAACAACGGCAGGTACTAGTTTAGGTCTTAATGAGTTGATGGTTGTATCTCTCATTTCTTATAATGATGTGTTGGAAGCGGAGGAGACTGATTTTGATGATGAAGATGAAAGGGAAGTAGCGTAACCCTTTTAGTGTAATGTCAAGGATGAGGGGGTTAGGTCTTAATAGGGAGCCTAACAGCCGGTGATGTGGTGAGGGTAGGGCCACGTTACACTTTTTTGTATCAAAAAAAAATATAGGATATATTGTCAGATGAAAAAGGTAGACAATCTTGTACGCGACATATACCAGTGTATTGATGACGGTTCTGATATACATGATGAGGATATGGCGTGGTTTCTAGACTTTATGAAATCTGAGCTTATCACGTTCTTAGACGTAGATGAACGAAAGGAACGTAAGCCAAGTATTCGCATGTCCAATATAGGCCGTGATAATCGTAAATTGTGGTATGACTTTCATCATCCTATTCCGTATAAATTGGCACCAGAACAGCGCATCAAGTTCTTTTATGGTCACATGCTAGAGGCGTTTCTACTCTTAATGTGTAAGATTGCCGGTCACGATGTACGCGACATGCAAAGAGAGGTGTACCTTAATGGTATAACTGGGCATATCGATGCAATTATTGATGATGTTGTTGTAGATGTTAAGAGTGCATCTACCTTCGGGTTCCGTAAGTTTGATAGGGCCGAGTTATTTACTAATGATCCATTCGGTTATATCGCTCAAATATCGGGGTATATTCAGGCGATTGATAACGAGGATACGGACTCAATGGAGCGTGGTGCGTTTCTTGCTATTGACAAAACACACGGTAAGCTAGCCTTTCTTCCAATTGAGGAGATGGATACAATCGATGCGTCAAAACGTATTGACGAATTACGTGCTATTGTAAATACGAACAGTGAACCTGATAGATGCCACGATGTTATCACAGAGGATAATGGTAACCTACGTCTGTGTACAGATTGTAGTTGGTGTGACCATAAACATAGGTGTTGGAGTGATTCAAATGAAGGGTCTGGATTACGTACCTTTAAGTACAGTACTGGATACAAATACTTCACACATATAGAGAAAGAGCCACGTGTCGAAGAGTTACTATAAATCTGTTCATCAGCCGTGCGCCGACTGTGGTAGTAGTGATGCTCTTGCTACCTACTATAACGGTAATTCGTACTGTTTTTCCTGCAAAAATATACGTACCAATAAATCAAATGTGGGTACCATTAAGATGACAAAGGTAGAGAAAGAAATAGATATTGATGTTAAAGTAGGTTCTGAAACGGATATCATTGACCGTGGTATTACTAGGAGCACATGTAAGACGTACGGAGTTACAAGAGGTGTTAATAATCTGTATTTTCCGTATTACGATGAAGGACGTTCGCACGTAGCAAATAAAGTACGCTCCGTAGATAAAAAGAAATTCTCTTCTCAGGGTGCTTTTAGTAACTCTACGTTGTTTGGTCAAAATCTATTCAGCGGTGGTAGGTTTGTTACTATCACTGAAGGTGAGATAGACGCCCTATCGTGCTATCAGATTTTAGGTAGTAAGTGGCCCGTACTTTCTATTAAGTCGGGGGCGCAATCTGCCGTACGAGACGTTACGGAAAATTATGACTACCTTAACCAATTTGATAATGTCATAATATGTTTTGATAACGATGAGTACGGTAGAAGTGCTGCAAAGGATGTTGCAGAGTTGCTTGCTCCTAAAGCGAAGATAATGCATATGAACCTAAAAGATGCTAATGAGTATCTGAAGGAAGGTAAGCAACACGACTTTATTCGCCTGTGGTGGGATTCAGAGCAATACACTCCAGATGGAATTATTTCTGGTGTGGACCTGTGGGATAAGATTAAAGTTGGCCCACCCGAAAGTGCTGTAACGTATCCGTATACAGGTTTAAATAAACTTACGTATGGTATACGTATGGGTGAGTTGGTAACAATTGCGTCCGGGTCTGGATTAGGTAAATCTTCATTCCTTCGAGAGATAGTGTTTCACATTCTATCTGAAACGGATAGTAACGTAGGTTTAATGTTCTTGGAGGAAAGTGTAAGACGTACTGCACAGGCAATTATCGGGTTAGATATGAATAAACCGATACATCTTCCAAATGTAGATTATACAGATATTGAGTTAAAAAGTGGCTTCGATAATACTCTGGGAACTAATCGTTTATTCTTCTTCGACCACTTTGGAAGCAATACAATCAATAATATTATCAGTCGAATACGGTATATGGTACGTGCACAGAAATGCAAATATATCTTTCTTGATCATATTAGCATACTTGTATCAGATCAGACTAATATGGATGAGCGTAAGGCGTTGGATGAGATTATGACAAAATTGCGTACTCTTGTTCAGGAGTTGGATATATGCATGTTTGTAGCGTCACACTTGAAACGCGTAGATTATGGTCACGAAGAGGGAGGGGTTACAAAGTTGCACCAACTACGTGGATCAGGCTCCATAGGCCAGCTATCCGATATTGTCATCGGTTTGGAAAGAGATGGTCAAGCGGTTGATATGAGAGAAAGGCACACTACGACGATACGTGTCATAAAAAACAGGTTTAGTGGCTTGACTGGGCCAGCAAACATGCTACTATACGACTTGGTTACTGGAAGATTGTCTGAGGTTTCCCTTAATCACGAAACCGATTTAGCTTCAGAGGATTTTTAATAGTATAAATGATCATATATCAGAAAAGAGTATATCCGTTCGATCTATCGTCAAACCCGGAAGTGTATTATCTCTTTTCTGATAATGATGATCGTTCAGGTAATTATATATACAGAGGTTATGATAATTTTGTTGGTATACGAACTAAAAAGGATGAGTACTTCTATGATTCATCTTTCTGGTCAGACGTTACGTATGAAACTAACGTAGAAAAAGTGAATAATGATGTTTCTAATATCAGGAGTATTATTCGTGACGGATACGTACTTGTGTACAGCGAACAGTTATTTATACACAACGATGATGAATACAGGAAACACAGCCCTAAGACGGCTAAATATATTGTGGATAGTGTTTCTAAACTACTTGATACAAAGGCCCCATCTACTTGGATATAAAGGAATTTAAAATTGATGATGACGTACTCTTATTATCACGTGATAAGAGCGTTGAGTTAGGACATGTATACAACT